GTAAATAACTTATAGTTTCCAGCAGACTCATCCCTCATTGAAATGGTGTATGTATTGTAGCTTCCGCTAAGAACAGGAGTAACAGTAATTCCACTAAAACCAAACACCGGCATTTCTTGCAAGTTTCTTTGCAAGTTAAAGGCGCTAGACTCCATTCTGGCCGTACCAGCCGCATCCGCTGCTCCGTTACCAGCATAAGTAATAGCTTTGCTTGTTACACCTTCAACAGTAATTTGGTATCGCTTACCCACTTCAAAGCCACTAACAGACATTGTTTGCACTGCTGTAGTTGGAGGAGGGCTAACGCTATCGTTATAGTCGTACTGAGGAACATTTACAAAAGGAATGTCATCAACAACAAAAGAGTTTGTATTGTCTAGTCCGTCAAAGATAATCCGAATAGGCGGGTAGTCCTCTTGGAACATTAACATCACGCCTTCAGTCTGGGCATCCTTAACTTGTTGAATTTTGTCACTAGCATACGGAACAACTACGTCAGCAACATACACTGTATCTGTGCTGCCAGCATGAGGAGTTCTGTAGAAACGCAAGTTACCCGCAGTTAATACTGCAAGATAGTTTTGATCAGGGCCATACTCCCAGTCAAATGTCTTTCCATTGATAGGGGCTGCCTGCTCTTTTTTAAAGCCGCACTCACCAACACGAACAACATAGTCTTCATAAGGAACGCCAGTAGGAATAGTTACTTTTACTCGCCAGTATCTTTTAGTCAATACGCTACCTGGAGTGTCAAGTCTATATCTAAAATTGCGAGCAGTTCTATTGTCAATTTCAAAAGTAGTTAGCTGTGTATAGGTTGAATTATCATCAGAGTATTCAACTCTAGCAGAAAAAGTTTGATCTAAGTTACCAGACTCAGCTGACCCCGTATAAACTGCAATAATGTTTCTAATGTCTATAAAGGTTTGCGCGTAAAGGGAAGAAGTAGCCCCAAGATCATACTGAGCAACAATACCTTGAAGCCCAACATCTACGTCTGTTTGACCATAGGTGGCATCATTGCCGTCATTCATCTTAGCGCCTTCCACAGCCTCTTGGCCTGAAACTGCTGCTGGCATTGTGGGGTTGATAGTATCTTGACGATCTAATGCAGTAACAAGACTTTCCACAAACTGTGTTCCAGGTCTACGCTTAACGCCACCTTGAGGAATAATGACTACGTTTTCAGCAGTCTGAGCGCCCTTGTAGTATTGATCAAGATCGGTACGGCCTAGTAGTAACGGTGACAACTCACCACTAGCAAAGCTGGTTTGCATGAATTGTGACTTAGGCATTAGTACCTCACGTTAATAAATGGTCGATCCTGAATTGCTATTTGGGGATGTTGCTGTGAATCAGTGTAACGAGCCATGCGACTAGCATTCAAGTATTGATTAGCTAGTAACTCCATAGAGGAAGCACTGTCACGAATAGATGGAGCAAAGTCCATGCCCAAGGCATACTCAATCATCTTAGCAAAGTATGCAGGCCATGCAGACTCAGATGGCTTACGGATGTAATCACAGAAAAGTGTACCGCTGTAGTTGCAGTAAACATTACTGTTTATAATTTGGTATGGAACGCTTGGATCAATTTTAATTAATGTCAGCGTATCAGCAGGGAGTGTGTATGAAGTTTGCCACTCATTACCTACCGGAGCATCTACATCTTTACTAAGCTCTGCAATGCTACGGGCAAAGCCCCAGCGATGCTTGCTAAGTTCGTTCTCAACGATATTGTCATACAGGCTTGTGGCTACAACCTGAGCGCGAGTACCGCTAGTCAGGGATGTCAGTGGCACATCGCCAATCAGAATAAGTGCATTGTTAATTAACGATAGCTTACTGTTTGCCATAGGGAACCTTTAGTCTTGAAAGAAAGGGGCCACAGGAGCAGCCCCATTCAGTTTTACTACTTACGCAGTGATTACTGAGCCAGCACCACAAACAACAGTAGTACCGTCATTTGACTCAACGTATGAAATACGTCCAGTAGGAGTTCCACCAGTAGTACCAACAATGATAAGTACATCGCCAGCATCTAGCTCGTCCTTAGCAGAAGCAAAGTAGTTAGTGTCAGCTACAACAGCAGAAGTAGCATCAGCAGTAGAATACTGCCAAGTAGCTCCACCAACACCAGAACCACCAATTCGGCATAAGCCGTCTCTTGAAAAAGCCATGATAATATTCCTTATGCAGTTTTGAGGTATTGAACTTTAACGATACCAAGGCCATCGCGTGATACTGCGCCAGCTTTAAGCATACCGTTACACAACCAAGAAGTGCGATCAGCAATCCAATCAACGTCAGTCTTAATGTCGATACCAATTGCAAGACCAACAGCGTCCTGAGAGAAGAAGTATGAATCAACTACGTTAGCTGCTTCAGTCAGACCACCTTCAACACGATCTTCGATAATTACAAACTTAAAGCCACCGAAAGTATCAACGTCACCGTTGACCAGAGCTTTAACATTGTTGTAATCAACAGAGCTGATCTTATCTTCGTTAAGCATACCACCCAAACCTTTTGCTTCAATAGCAGCATACAGGTTAGAGTTAGGAACACCTTTAGAGCGAAGTGCAACTTGAGCAGCAACAATCTTCTCAATGTTCAAGTTAGAAGCAGTTCCGCCAGTGTCTTTGCCAACAGTGTCAGCATAAGTAGTTTCTGCGTCCATTGCATCAATAATCAACTGGTCACAGCGACGACCAAGAGACTGTGCGATAGTGCTTGCCAGTTCTTGCTTCTCGTCAAAGTTTACAGTCTGAGCATCAAACATATCTGTGTATTCTGGAGCATTCCAGTTTTGCAGAGTTGCAGTTGCGAAGCCGTGAGAGATGTCCATAGGAGTTACTAGATCAGAAGTAGACTTCTGGTTAGCTAGACCCTTACCCATGTTACGGAATTTGTAGGTGTCACCTACTACGTTGTTTCGTACAGTTACAGCGCCTTTCAAAAGGCCAGCGTTTTGGTATGCGTGCTTAACAAGACTGTCAAACTCCGTTACCGCTACGGATGATAATACTTTACTCATAATGATTTCCTCGAAAAAGAGTAATAAATAATAAAAAGTTTTTCAAGGTTTTAGCTGAGTACCCGAGTAAACTTGGTCAGCATTCAACCTAAATTTACTGGGCCTTAATAGAAAGGGGTGTCCAGTGTGCCGATTATACACCTTTCACCCCATAAACTCAACCGCCGAAGGTACGGGTATGAGCCTTGTCGCCACCAAATTCCTGCATCATCTTCTGGATTTTGGCTTCATGGTTAGCATCAATGCTACGGAGGAGTTGTCCATTCTCGTTCTTCATAAACATCTGGGTTTCAATATCACCCCAGGTCATGCCAGTAGGATGCTGTCCACCATCGATGGGTAGCTTAGTAGGTGCAGTAGCACGAACCAAATACTCTACCAACTCAATAGACTTAGCATCAGTTACAAGATCACGAACCACATCGTAGTCAGCGGCATCTAAGTTGTTCTTCAGATAGCCCTCAACATTTTTGATACGCTCTTTGGCATTGTCACCTAGTCGTGCAATCTCTTGCTCTTGGGTAACTTGTTCTACTGCTTGGCCTTGTGCAGACAACAATTCCCATGCATCACCAAAGGCTTCTTGGCTCATACCTGTTTTCTCAGCAAACTCGGTTAGCTCTTGCAGTAGGGCATCGTCAGACTCAATTCCTTCTGGGCCAGCATAGCCATCTTTTGGTGCGCCAGTAAAACCACCGAACTTCTTCTCTAGTTCAGTATAGGCTTTGGCTTGTTCAGCGACAGACTTATACTTGTCGCCTTTGTACCATTCGGGTGTGTCACCTGTACCCTTGATACCATCGGATAAAAAATACTCACCTTCACCTAGTTCGGGTGTGCTTGCATCCAACAGGGTTTCGCTTGTTGCTTCTTGTGATGCGGCCTGTTCTTCACTCATAATTATTCCTTACAGTATTTCAGCTTTTTGCATTTGGTTGATAATAAATTTAACAACTCCCGACTCACCGTTATGGTAAGCAGCCTCGTAATCAACATTGGAGGCACCAAAGGGGGTGTCGTTATTGAAGATAAACCTCCGCGTCATGTCCTCAAGTACGCGCTTCCCGATGTCACCTGAGAAGCACTTATTGTACGCTTGAGCCAATTCAGCAGCGGCCTGTCTTTTCTCTGCATTGACCACCTTTGCATCTTCTGCATTAGTGGTCGCTTGATTAATTGTATCCCAACTCATATAGCAGTTTGTCCTTGGTCAACAGGTGGAGTACCGCTGGGGTTCATTCCTTGCTGTGCAACTTGAGCGCCAGCCTGAATAACAGCTTCCTTCTCGGCTTGACTTCGTACTAGCTCGGCAGGCATACCAGTCTTATCAGCAACCCACGTTCCAAAGTCTTCTAGCTTGAACCCTATCTTAGCTTGATCTGGGCCAGCAGTCTGAAGCACGAACTGTACAGCTTGTTGCACATTGAGAATGTCTTCACCGTCCTGCGCTCTTGCCAATGGTGACATAAACTTAATAGCGACCTGACGACCATCTAGCTCAACAGGAGTAATGATACCACGGCGAGTAAGAATAGAGGCCACACGTTTAATGATTGGAATCAATACTTCGGTCTGTAATCTGCCGAAGGCAGAGCCGATGCGTTTTGCCAATTCACGCGACTCGATGGCAACCTCAGTGGCGGATCGCACAGCACCAGTAGGATCACGAAGATCGTTGAATAAGGCCTTCTTGATCGACATTTGCATTTCATTGATCTGGAACTGGGCAAGTTGTAAGTTCGATCCTGTATCTAAACGCTGAATGGATGGGTTGCTGCTGTTGTTAGAACCAACTGGAATAACAATGCCTGGGCTTATATTCAAATTGTAGGGGTTAGTTACACCATCATCGGTTGCTGTGTACATACCTGCTAGATCAATAGCGGCTTTCTGAAGTACAAACTCCTTGGCTTTGTTCAGTGAGCGTACATCAGGGAGTGCCTGTAGTGCTGGGCCACGACCTCTGATCTCACCAGCTACCTTACTATAGCGACCTGTAACCCAAGGGCTAGAGTCTCCAAAGTCTTGCATCCAGCTAATACGATCTTCAGTGGCTACCCATACGCAACCATAGTAGGTCTTACTCTTGGGCATATAGACAACACCCTCGCGCACATCAACATCAGTGTCTGGCTTATCCTTAATGACCTGCTTCATCTTCTCTGATGGCTCAAAGCCTTTCCAGTAACGCTCTAGGTTACGAGCCTTTACCTTAAATCGTCGCCAGTGCGTTTCGATATTACCCTGTGGGCCTTCCTCAAATGCAATACCTTTCTGTGGAATGGCGTTAAAGATAAGGGGCATCTCGTCGCTTTCGTCCTCATCAATACGGAGTGTGCCTGTACCAATGAGTAGATCAAGGGCATGCTCATAGAACTGAGTAGCAAAGTTAGATCGGTTAATGTAATCAAAGATGATCTCGGCTTGATTCTGCAAGTTGCTCTGAATGTCTTCTAAGCTAACATCAAAGTTACCTTCCTCTAGCTGCTTAACAACT